TTTATTAGTTTGGAAGTTTCTTGCCAAGAACCTCGACGTACTTTGCCATTGGTCCTTCTAGTCCTTCTGAAATCATTGTCTTACCTTCATTACTTGCATCGATATAGTCCAATGCATTTTGAGATGTAATTGAAGATGGGAAATAACTTTCACGCAATGTAGCTACCTTGTGTGCATACTCTTCTTCTGAAGTAAACTCGACGTTTTCTGCAAGTGACTTTAGTTTTTCAGCTTGTGTGGCTGTCAAACCTTCAGTCATAGCATACATAACTTCTGTCTTCTTGCTTTCTGAAAGAATAGCACTCAATTCTACATTACGTTCAATTTCTTCATTTAGCTTGTTTTCCAATTCAGCAACCTTGTTGCCAAGTTCCTCAACAACAGAAATCTTATCTTCTGGAATGTCGATATAGTTCTCAGCAAATAGGTTTCTCAAGCCTGAAATAAATTCTTCTGTTAATTCTGTACGAAGCCCAGCTTCAATAGCAACTTCGTTCTCAGATACCCAGTTTTCAACAACGTAGTTTAGGTAATCATCCACGTTAGATGAAAGTTCTTCCTTTAATTCGTTTACTTCTTCTTCAAGAGTAGCTGCATAAGCTTCTTCGATTGCAGCTAGTTCTGACTTTACAGTTGATGTAACGGCTGCTTCAAATATTGCAATAGCCTTCTGCTTGAAATCTTCTGATAGGTCTTCACCTTCAAAGAGTGCAGCAACGTGTTCAGACATATCTACGGTATATTCGTAGTCTACATCTTCTTCCAAGTCTTCTTCTACATCTTCTTCTAGGATTTCAAAATTTTCCTCAATTGCTTCTGCAATTTCTTCTTCTGACATACCTTCTTCTAGGCACTGATCAATGAAAGCTTCTAGTTCTTCTGAGATTTCAATGTCTTCTTCTAGTTCTTCTTCTTTCATTGTCATACCGCTCATGCGACCTGCTGAACCTGGTGCATTACCACCTGGACCTGGCTTAGGTTTAACACCTGTAGAGCCGCCAACAGTTGCTCCTGTGTCTCTATCAACAACAGCAATACCTTCTTCAATATCTTCTTCTTCTGCCATCATCTTTTCTGGTGCCTGAGCAGGAACTGTGCCCTTGCGTGACTGTGAAGAAGGTGAAGTGTCCTTCTTTGAACCGCCAGCAGCTTTAGCTGAAGGTGGAATATCTGTATTGTTTACAAGAGCAGGACCAAGATCTTGTGCGCTGTTCATCATTGGATTTGGATCCATTGATCTTGAACCTGGACGCAATGTTGCCATGTTTGGATTCATTGACTTAGCGCCAGCGTCTGGTGCTGAATCGTTTGATTCATTCATCAGAACTGCCTTTGCTACTTCAGTAAGTGACTTACCCATATTAGATTACTCCTTTTAAATTTATTTATAATTTCTATAGTTTTGAGATAAAATTTTCAAACAGTCTAAGTGCAACTGCTTCAATTTCGTGTCTGCTTGCTTCTTTGATTTGCTTTTTAGCAGCATAATAATCAACTTCTCTCCAACCTGTTTCATCAAGAATCCATTCTTTGCCTTCCATAATGCCTCTAACGAATGCATCTGGTGCTGATGGATCAGCCACAATGTCAGCCGCTGTGGCTAAACGAAAATCTGGCTGAACAAGTTGAAAACCGTTTGCTGGCTTAAGAGACCCTACGCCTCTTGTTGAAACGCCTAGTGTGGCGCCGCCATCTAGAAGACTTTTCACAATCTTTCCATTAGGAGTATCTAAAATCTTCGCTTTACCGATGAAGTTATTACCATCTGGATAAAGCTTTGTGATCATGTGGGACACACGATCCAAATTGATAGTTGGTGAATCTGGATGCCCTAGTTCACCAAATGCTCTGTTCTTAGAGATATACTCTTGATTATAACGATCTGCTTCTTTGCCAAGAATATCTCTTGGATAAACACGACCGTTCCTGTTTTGCTTTTCAGCCATCATGAAAATTCCTTCAATGAAGTGTTCTTTTGCTCCAGTTGCTTCATTAACTTCAACAAGGTATTGAACTTCTTCCACATCTTCTTTGATAAGTTTCATGCTACTTTTTCCGTTTTTTTACAATACGGTCCGTGTCCGTATCTTTTGAAATTTGATATTGTTGTTTCTAATCCACACACATTACATTTTGTTCTTGTTCTTTTTTGTGCTTCACTATTTGCTTTAACTCGTTCTTCCGAATATGAACCTAAAATTTTACCTTTATTCCAAGGTTCTCGTCCTTTGATTGCATCACTTATCTTTTTACCGAATCCGTCAGGTTTAGGAATACCTTTGATTGATCTTCTATTCTTCAAAACTTCTTTTAATACTTCTTCTTTACCTATAAGTTTAGCGAGACCTAACCAAGCAATTTTATCTTCCCAATGTCCATGCTCTTCAAATAATAAACGATGCGCTTCTGCATGTTCTTCAATCGTCAATTCAATTAAGTTAGAAGGATCATCTGTTCCGCCCATGTGTTTTGGTATGATATGATGCTTATGCTTCATTTCTTATAATCCGATTGCTGATCTTTTTCTTAGTGAACGCTTACGCTTCATCATAGCCATACGCATTTTTGATCTGCGCTTTAGTTTACCGCGCTTCTGACCAAGTTTGCGTCTACGCCTTTCAGCAGGTGACATGCGCTTGAGTGTGCCATCCTGCATCTTAAAACCTTCTACATTGGAAACTTTCTTACGGCGCTGAACTTTGCCACCACGAACTCTAGCTTTTACGATCTTAAAACGTTGTTCGTCTAGTGTTTCTTCCTTGACAAGTTCCCATTCTTTACCAGGATGCTTTACAGCAGAAATCTCTTTACCATCACTTTTACGTCTGTATTTACTTGCTCTCTTCTTAGCTTCGACTGGACCAAGATCATCACTTTCTTTCATTGTCTTTTTAACAATGGATATTTTTAGATCACCTTTACCTTCATCGTTAGTATTTTGTGTGCCAGGTAAAGAAGATTTGCCTGCATTTTGTACAATTTGACCTTTTCTACGATCTTCAATGCTTGCATAATCTGGTTTTTCTCTTGAAAGATCCATTTCTTCCAAATCATCTTCTTCAAGAACACCCATTCTTAATTTTCTTTGTCTTGCTAACGAAGCTAAAGTTGAATCCATACCTTCAGCACTCATTCTAGCAGAAACCATCTTCTTTGCTTCATGAAGCTTAATTGCTGTAATATCGGCAATATATGACTCAAAAAGTTCATTAGCTGAATCATATTTTTTGTTAATTATGTTTTCTACTAGTTCTTTCATGCTGGATACCTATCTACTGCGTTGAATGCATATGGATCTGCTGTTTGCCCTGCATCATAGTCTAAACTTTCTTTACGCAAATCAAGGAATATTGTGATTGCATCAGTAGATGCCAAACCTAAAGTTGATATTAAAATATCACCTGTGGCATTTGCTTCTGGATTACTAATAACAGCGCCGTCATTCTCAAATGTAAAATCTACTGTGCCTGTGCCGAAAGTGATAATTTCAGAGTTTGCATCACCTTCCCACTTAAGTCTTACAGATCCAGCAGTCTTTGAAAAAGCTTTAATCTTTCTTACAGTCGTTCTATAGTTTGATTTAGGATGAGTATTAGACTGCATTATATAACCATTTGCATTAAGTGCAAATGCAAGATTTGAAGCATCTACTAAACGAGTATTTGATTCTTGTGTTCCATCGGAAAGGATCACATATTTGATTAATGATCTTTTATTGGAATCAATTAGTCTTTGTTCTCTAATGACGTTTGCCATATTAATACCTTGTTACAAATTCCATGACTTTGTTCTGTGTTTCTTCGTTTAGCATCATGTTCAACATCTTTTTCTGATTTGCTTCATTTAAAGAGTTGTAGACATCTACAAACTTATCTGCTATATCACTATTTATAGTAAATATATTTCCATCCAAGTCTACATTTACAGACTCTTTTATAGGTCCTAAACCAGCTTGAGTAAATCGCTTGTTTCTATTATAGTCTTGTACATCAACAGAAGTTCTAGATTGACCAGATTGTGGTGCAACAATTCTTGTTAGATTAGGATCTCTGGTGTGAGAGTGAGTTGAAAATTTTCTCTCATTATTACTTCCACTTCCTGCACTTCCACCCATTGCAGCTAAACCTGCGGCTATTGCAGCAGCTCTACCACCTTTACCGCGTTTACCACCTTTACCGCGTTTACCACCTTTATTTACTTTTCTTGCAGCTTCTCTTTCTGCTTTTAATTTTTCTCTTTTAGCTTTAGATTTTTTATATGCTTCATATGCTTTTTTGCCATATTCTTTACCTTTTGACAAAGCCTGTTTACCTCCCGAAACAATACCTCTGCCTACGGCTGGCGCATATCTTGCAGCAAGTCTAGCAATAACAGGAGCTGCAACTCTTGCAGCAGCAATTCCAACTGGAATAAGAGCAGGTGCTATTTCATCAAGCTGTTTATTTTTTCTAACACGATTTAAGTTATATTGATAGTTTTCTTTTATACCAGCTACTTTATTTGCTGCTGGATTAAATGTTGCACTTGGGTTTTTCTTTCTTATTCTAGTCATAGAAGCTTTCGTTGCTGCTTTACCTTTTGTCTTAAGTGCCGGTGCTTTTACAGTATTATTTACTTTGGTTTGTGTTTTCTTAGGCGCTGAAGCTGTAGATGGCACAGATGTAGGTGCAGCAGATGGTATATTTGATCCAGCTGGTTTTTTACTTAGTGGATTAACATTACCTTTCTTGCCGCGATTCAATAACAGATATGTCAATATGCCAGCAGCTTTTGCTCTTTTGTTTATACCGCTCTTGTTTGCAATAGTTTTGATTGCTCTGTTATCGGAATCCAAAAACTTTTGCTGAGTTGCTGTTAGACTACTATACTTTCTACCTGGCTTAAATAGAAGTTTTCTTGCTCTTCTATCAAGCAATCTTTCTGTATCGTCATCCTCATCGTCATCATATCTAGAACGAGGTCTTCTTCTTGCTTCGTCAATAATTTCTTCACTAATACCAGCTTCACCAAATGGAATAGTTACATACTTGTCTAGCTGCTGAGAATAATATAGACCGACTTGCTGTCCTCCTGGATATACACGAACAGCTTTACGCTTCAATACAACAATAGAAGGAACATCGGAAACAGTAACAGGTGCTTCTACAACAAGTTCTTCATTCATACCTTGAACGTTACGCTTGACTTTCATATATACAGGATCACTTGAGATTACCTGATTCATGAGTGAGTCTAGAAGATCGATCAATATCTTCTTCTCAGCAGGTGTCATCTTGTCAGCACCTTTATCCAATGCGCGTTTAAGCATTGGAAGCTTCTTAGCATCAAATAGACCAGCGCGAACCAGCGTAGTCAGTTTACGCTGTTCCTTATCTTCCTTTTCGGTTATAAGTTCGTATTGCTCTCTTAGGTTTTTGATGCTTTTCATGATGTATTAGTCCTTTGGTAAACGAGGCTTTTTGTTCTTATTGAACATCTTATTTGATACGATATTACTCATCAGTTTTGAAGCTGATGCTTTTGTAATTTTACCTTTACGTTTACCTGTTGAAGCAATATCCGAACTTCTTCTTTTAGAAATGCTACCTTCTGGATTTGGTTTATCTGATGTTGCGCGAAGCATACCAGTTGATCTTGGATTATCATAATGATAATCGTATGAGATAGAATCCATACCTTCTGGATCAGTTATTTTTTTAGCAACTTTAGTTTTTCTCCACTTTGCTTTTTCATCCAGCTGATCTGCTGATTCAAAGACTTGACCAAAGTAGTTCTGTGCTATTTCAATCTTGCGCTCTTCAAGCTTCTCAACTGCTTTTGTAGAAAGAGCAGCGGAAAAGTTCTCGCGCATTTCATCTAGTTTGCCTTCTAGAATGTTATCTAATGCTTTGTTGATACTCATCTGTTTTCTCCGATAGTAATCTTATTATTTATAAATCTTGTACAAGTTGACAATGGAATAAAGCAATCTGCTCACCTCTAGAATGATGAACGATTATCTCATCATCAATGTTATGTGGTCCTGAGAGTATTCTAATTTTTGAACCTCTAGGTAATACAACTTCTTTATCAAATGTTGTACCTGTCAGCGAATCCACATATGTTGCATTCTGTCCTCGTTGTATGTCTATCTGTAGCAATACTTTTGGTGCCTGCTGATCTACCTGAGTATAAACGTCAAGTGCTGTATTGTAGTCCAAAGAGCAAGATGTATAACCTCTGAATATGTAATCTTTTCCCTGACTAAACTTTGAAGGATCATATCTTGCTGTTAGTCCAGTATATACTATATGATCAAAAGGCGCTTGCGATCTCGCTAACATATTGTCCATGGTAACAATGGTATTCTGAACATCTTGTGCTGTTTGAGGATCTATCGTATCATCAAAACCCTTGTATAGGTAGTTGTTTATCGGTTGAAACAAATCGTTTGTATATGCTTGCAATGCAGAAATCTCTTCTGGCGCAAAGTTAGCTGGATTGTAAGCTTTTTTGAACTCTTTCTCGTTTCTTACTATATCTTTATATGTCTGTGTAAGAGCGCGAATATCACTATCTTTAACTTGCCTAGAAATCTTTAACTGCTTCTGTACTACAGCTTCTTGTTCCGGATCATTAATCGATCCATTGGTCGCTCTATCAACCATTCTTTCAAGCTGTTCAGAATGCTTGAAAGGAACAAGTCTGTTACGTATTACAGTATATGCAACTCTGCCTGTTTCGTCAGCATAACGACCAAAACCAAGATATGTCAATCCAAGCTTTTTTGCTTCCGCTGCTGCTTCTGAACTGGGTTCAGCTACAACATTGGCAGCAAGATTTTCAGTAAGAAAATCACCATACTTCAACATTACTTCACAATCTCCAAACTATCATTGATAAATCTCATTTGTCTCTTATCAAATAAAGGATTTTCTTGTAGTTTAGTTGAACCATCTTCAATAGGTGGTGCTATATCCTGTTTAGCAGCATTCATAGATTGTAGTGGTGTAGGCGGTGGCACATTTGGTTGAATAGGTAACGGATTACCTGCTATGTCTGGTGGTGCAGCTACACTAGGTGCAAGAGATGCTTGCTCTTCTTCTATCTGGGCTTTCATCTCTTCAATTTCATCATCATCCATCATCAATATGTTTTTACGTACCCATTCCATGGAATAATAACGTCCAACATATGGATCCACTAACTGAAGTGTTTGAATACGATTTTGGATAAGTTCAGCTTCTTTTAGTTCTGTGAAGTTGTTATCTTTCTTGAAGTCATACCAAATATCTTCTTTGAATTCTTTCCATTCTTCTTCTGTACAAATACCTTTTGTTACTAATTGAATACGAAGAAGATCATCAAACAGAGTGGAAAATTTGTTACGGAGACGCTGAATAAACTTTGTAAATTTCAATTCATCGCGTGTAATTTCTGTTGATCGTCCTAAAATACCACCACCCGGTTGCTGTTCTAAACGACCAACAGGAACACCAAGTGCCTTGTAAAGCTTCTTTTCGAAATACTTAACATCTTCCATTTCGCCTAGGTTTTGTCCACCAGGAAGAGTTGTAATTTCTGTTCCTTTACCACCTTCACGACGAGGTAACCAGAAGTCTTCAAGCATGGAAAGATGCTTACGATCATCTTTGATTTCACCAGTATTGCTATCATATACCAGCTTGTTACGATACTTGGTCATAACATCTTTTAAATACTGTTCGGCCTTGATTGTTGGCATATTACCAACGTCAATGTAGAAGATACGGCGTTCGGGTGCGCGTGAGAGACGATAGATAACAGTTGCGTCTTCCACCATTCTAAGCTGATTAAGTGGTTTGATTGCTTTGTGTAGATATGAAAGAACCATTGCTCTTTTACTATCCATCAAACCTGAATTGACGTTTACGATAGAATCTGTAGCAATCTTTGCGCCTAGATTGGAATGTGTGCCAATAACACCTCGTTCATTATAAAGATAATACTCATTTACCTTTTTGATTAGTTCAATACCAGAACGGGGATCTCTTGTTTTTTGAACCTCACGAACTTTACGAATACGACGAGGATCAATATATCTTAATTCTTTGATACCGTTTCTTGGATTTTTTTCATCTAATATGATATGATAGAACAGTCTTCCGTCTATGTACCAGCGACGAAAAATTTCATGTCCCATGTTGCCAAAGTTTAGCAACTTGAGCATAATATCAAATTCTTCACGGATTGCTTTCTTAATTTTATCTGCTTGTTTTAATTCATCTGTGTCTATGTCAACACCAGTATCAGTATCATCGTTAACGATTGCCTCATTAACGATTTCATCAATAGCAGTTTCCAATTCTGGTTGCATTGCCATTTCACGATACCTAGTGATTAACTCGATTTCGTTTCTAACTACACCATCAAGATCAACATAGGTGCCATAATAAGCACCAGATTGAATAGTTACGGCCCCGTCATCGTTTTGTGGCAGGGCAAACGTTTTATTATCTTCTACTTCTTCTTGTTTTCTCTTGCGGCTAATCTCAAAGCCAAATAAATTTACCACGATATATACTCCCACCCATTATGTTTTGTTCTGAGTTTGTAGTGAACATTGTCGTAAGCAATTCCTGTTTTCTCAGAACATTCTTTTATGCTACCAAATACACCAAATGGTGTACTAATAGTTTTTGCGTTATTGTTACGCGAACCAGATTGGTTTACATGTGGTCTTTTGCCGCGCATAGAGGCTTTTTCTTTTTCTGTCTTAGGTCTTTTATTTACCTTAGACATTTTTAGTCTCCACGCTTCTTTCTGTTCCTCACTTAGATTGTCCCAAGTTTGTCTGGACTTGACACCAATTTTTTGTCTGATCTCTTTTGTAAGGTATTCACCAAATCCATTATGTTTGTTGTAGAACATATTGTCAGAAGCAGCATTCAATGATGTTAAAATTTTAGTTTCTAACTTTCTAATATCTTTTTCTGCACCAGTAGCAATTATTTGTCTTGTGAAGTCGGATGGTCTGTTTCCATACTCTTCCATCATATACTTTGATGAGCAAATGTAATCATCATCAGGATTACCTTTGTGTGATCCGATGTAAAGCTTATTTGTTTTTTTATCTGTCCAACAATAGACGAACGCTTTCACGAAATACTCCGATTCTGGTTAAGGGGAAGATTTCTCTTCCCCCTAATCATTTATAAGACTTAAATAACGACTTCGTTCTGAGTAGCGCCTTGATCGCCACTGAGAGTTTCCCACCACTGATACGAGAATGTAACAGCGTATTCTTGAATAGCGTCATTAGAACCCCAATCAAGGTCAATAGCGGAAACGTCAATTGGGAACAACCCAATGAACTTGTAAGCTTTAAGAACTTCACCTGTCTTGCTATACTGCTTTACATATCCGTCTTGCTGATACTCAAAGCTGTTAACAAGATTTGGATTTCTTAGGTTTGTTCTGTGTGAGTTCAAACCATTCATCCAGTTCTCAAAAGCATTTCTAAGTCTGAAATCTTCATCATTCCAAATTGTGACAGTCCATTCTGGGAATGTTCTATTGCCTGCGAACTTAAGTTCACGGCCAAAGTAGTTTACAGGAATTGGATTCACTGTAGAACCAGGGATTTGACCGGAATGACACATGAAAGTAAACTTTTCAGAGATGCCATTCACGTTTGTTACAACAGAACCAGGAAATGTCATAGTGCATTCAAACAGATTGTAGCGGGCACCGTCTAGTGCCATCTGTGATCTGAAATCCTGAATATTAAATGCCATTTTTAGTTACTCCTTATCTGTGATATTTATTAGAATCTGCCGACGATTTCATCGAAGGCAACGCCAGTTCTAACAGCTATGAAGTTCAACTGAATGAAGTTGATTGAACGTGCTGGCTTGATGTAAATATCACCGACAAATTCGTTACGGTCGATAACTTCTGGAGTATTGTTTGTTTCGTCGCAAACAACGCGGAAGTCAAAGATACCGCGACGACCCTGCACATCTCTCAAGAATGGCTCTACAAGAGCAACAAACTGAGCGCGTGTGAAAGCATCGTTGAATTCGAATAGTGAATACTTAGCTGCTCTTGCAATAGCCTTTTCAAGAACAATGAACAGTCTGCGAACGTTGATACGATCAAAAGCTGAAGGTTTAGCCTGCAAAGTTTTATCGCCGAACAGTACTGTTCCTTCGCCACGGAATGTAACGATTGGATTGATACCGTTCTTATATAGTTCGTCACGATCTGCTTTATCTGGATTGTAAGAAAGCTTTACAACATTCTTTAATTGACCACGATTGAAACCAGCTGGTGAATACCATGGATCGCGCTCAAAGTCTGTTCTTACGCATAGACCAGCAACGTCACCGTTACATGGAACCCAACGATATACGTTGTTATACTTGTCAAACTGATACTTCCAAGATGAATCCATTACAGCGTATGAAGTTGAACGAGCAATGCTTGAATTTCTATAGTCAATGGCATTGTTTGCTTCTAATCCAGACTGATTAACAACATCGCTAAATGCTGGTGACAAGAATGCTACGCAATCTTTACGAGATAAAGCAATGTTATCGATAACGTGCTGAACTACTGATGAATTTGCAGCACCTGTCATTACAAGTGAAATGTCAACTTCGTCTGCATTTGAAAATAGATCATAAGCTGTAATACGATTTGCATCTGAAACAGCACCTGTTTGACCACCAGATAGTGATGATGTATATGATGCTGAATTTTGTGTAAATGTTACATTTGCTGCTGCTGAACCCCATGTTAAGGTATCAACATCACCGTTTGCATCTAATGCTTTGTTTAGTATGTAAATGTATTGTGAACGATCATTAATAGCATTTACATAATAATTTGATGAACCGTCATCATTCTTAGCATCTGATGCCTTTGATAAGAAAGAGAACTTTTCAAGAATTGTGTTTGCTCTTCCTGAAAACGCACCGTCTTCGTCAATAACAATAACGTGCATTTCGTCATTTTTACCATTAACATTAGTTGCATATGTTGATGTACTTGGAGGACCATCAAATTCTGGAGCATATGACCATGTTGCTGCATTCCATGCTGTTGTAATTGTATTGATTGTGTTAGCATAGATAGAAACTTTAAGTGAGTTTCCTAGTTCACCAGCATATCTAGCTGCAAACATACCAGATAGCCCATTAGCAGACAAGTCTAGATAGTTTGTAACATAATCATCGTTATTTTTGATCAATATATTTCGTGAACCAGAAGTCGCATTATTAGCGATAGATGTATTAGCAGCACGAACAAGCTTTAAGTTACGAGCGTAAGCTAGGAAGTTGGCCGCTGTAAAGAAATCAAGATATGTGTTAGCGTCAGGCTTACCGAATGTTGATACCAACTCAATTTCGTTACCAATAGTAGTTATTTCGTTGATTGGACCCCACTGGAATCGACCAACATATGCACCTTCTGTAGTACCTACAGCAGGAACAATAGTTGTTAAGTCAATTTCAGAGACATTTACGCCTGGTGACAATTGAAATGCCATTTGTATTCTCCTCTAAAGAAAAAGTTTATAATCTTTTCTTGTAGTATTTAGAAAAACGAGTATTTATAGCTTGGAAAGCCAGTTTAAATCATCAAATGGATATAGTTTTCGTCTGTCATCCGTCCACAAGTCTTTATCAAAATTTTTGTCCAATGGATCATCTATTCCATTATCAATGATACCAACTGGAACAATGTCCTGATCCATCAGATTAAACTGCTCTTGCTGTAGAACTTTGCGAATGTCATTATTGATGTTCTCACGGAAATACTTCTGTGCTGACAACCAACCAAAGTGTACCAGTGTCATTACCAGATCATCATTGTTGCCTTCTTCAGCTTTGAACGTTTTCTTGTCTG